CTCACGTTGGTGGCCTCACGGCTTGACCATCACACTTCTTTGTGTGCTTCAATAAAATAAATATTCCAAGAATAACAAGAGACTTGCCCCTCTCCTAGTCCCACTCCCCTACATAGACTCGGAGAGAGTGCAACATTTGCAGTGACTAGGAAAACGAGTAAAGCCTAGTCGGCCAATGTAGGGCCACTCACACATTAGATGGTGTGAGCGGTACGGTTCCAAAGAAGAAACCTAAAGAGAAATCATCCCCAGCAGCACGATAGACCCGTGTGTTGGTGGAGAAGTTGCCCTGCTGTGTGACTTGAAAGTAGGGCTGGTTGTCAATTGCCTCTCGGGCTGGGAAAAATGATGGTGAGGAACTAACCACCACATGAGAGGCGTGAGTCATAGAGTAATATGGCATTTCATATTCTCCCCCTCCTGACAAAGAGGGGACCGTGACTGTCGGTTGGTCTGTATTCGGAACAGCAGGAGTCGAAATAAGCTGGATCACATTAAATCCAGCTCCTCCTGTGTTATACAGTGTTTGTGTCGTCAACAATGCGTCGGATGAAGGGTCTATGATCTTAATCCTTGTGGAGCCGCGCCAAAATCTAAAGGCGACGGCAAAATAGGACGTAAGATCGATTCGCTGCCCGGGGACATTGTAATATCCCTGGGTAGTTCCGATTGACGGCATATAATTCACCTGAGGTGAAATTTGCATGGTGGGTTGAGTGGCTGACTGAACGACAAACCAAGTGCTGAACCGCTTGATCAACTGACGAACGGATTGAACTCGCTCGCCAATACAATACATAGAAGGCTCAAGGACAGGGGAAATAGCCTGATTGTCCATGACGCTAACTACGGGTTTAGCAGTGGCGCTAATACCACTTTGAGGCGTAAAGATGACAGGGGTCAACTTCGCGTTCTGGGGAGCCGCAAACTCAAAATCTGGGGCCCCTGATACTTCAGCCAAAATATCAACACTTTGTGCCACGTTTGGAGTGGCAACAAGGGGATTGAGTACGTAGAGAACTACGGACCCAAAGACATCAGAAAGACCCAAATAAGGAGTCAAACTAGTCCAAGGGAAAGTAATCGAAACCTCGGTAGACGTTCGCAAGTCAATGACCTCACGATACACATACTGCGAGTTAGCGAAAGTGTTCCTGACGTTACCCTGGTTATTCTTGCCAGGGAAAAAGACCACCATGAGTCTTCCACTGTGGAACTCAGTCTTCACAATCTTAAACGTGACTGTAATTGAGCCGCGCCAAAGAGAGAAAATGTTCCCAATGTACTGTATCACTGGACAAGAGTAGGCAGGGTAAGTAGTGCCCCCAGTGGTAATGTTGTTAAGAACCGAAAAACCCTGGATACCCAGGGGGAAGGTTAGTATCGACGTTCCTTGAGTCGATGCTGTGGACCACGTTGTTGTCGAAAACCAACTTGGAATTGATACCAGGTATGGAATCGACATTTCGTCAATGTCGGTGCCGGCAAAGCCGGGGAGATGAGATACCGCGTTGTCGCTGCGGATCGCAAACTTCGTTGAATTGTCAACGACATTGGATTGATTCATCCCATAAAAAGTGGTCAATAACCGCTTTTCTGACGGACCAGCGCTCGTAGGCTTAGAATATCCGAGAGCATCGGCAGCCCGACCCATGACACCCAAAGCCCAGGAAGCAGGTCCAGTGAATGCCGAGATTAATGGAATCTCTGAGAGGATCGAGGCCGAGCTAGCGGCTTTCGTCAGTATGGAAGAGATCGGTCCAAGACCTTCATTGCGAAGTTCTTGTCCTGAATAGTCGACCTTGCCAGAACCCTTCCCACGGGCTCGCAAGGTCTTAATGCCGCTCTGGGAAACGGCAGGGTACTGGAATTCTACATCCTCAAAATGGCACCATACAGTATATGGGCAAGAGAGGGAACCGTCTCCAGCCCTAAGAGCTGAGTAGACGGTGAGGTAAAACGTACCAAAATCATACAATCCGGTCATGAGATCATAATACATCGTGTTGGAAACATACGGAATTTCGAGGCGAACTTCCGTGTCCTTCCCAATCTCAAAATCAACTCTAGGCTGTTGAGTGATCATGACCAGGTTCATGAGTGCGCATTGCAACCTATTAGGCTGCATAGTAGCTGTTTGAGGCAGATAGTGTAGCAGTAATCTGCCCTGCTGAAAACGTTGCGCATTGACCTGCAATCTGCAGACCATTTTGGCCCTAAAGCCATAAAAGCCGCGAAGCTTATCCGCATAAGTTGCATTAGTCAGACAAGCTGTCGGGAGGGGTATAGATTGTAACTGGGAACCAACTACGGAAGTTGTGGTATAATTCCCAGTCGCACATACGATCGGACGTCCCAGAAAATTCTTAATGTCCATTTCTCGTGCTGAAAGAGCAGCATTCTTTAAGCTTTCGCCTATAGAAATATATCGAGGGAACTCTTTGACCACCACATCTTCATCTTCATGAAAAGTGGTGGTCTCAGCAACGATAGTGGAGGAATCCTCTCCATGGAGGACCCCATCTGTTGAGGTGTTGTTTTTTCCGGAACTCATGGCATTGTTTACAGCTGGTTTTCGTTGCCCGCCATTAGTAATATAACGCACAATGTCGAGTCGTGCGGTCGCTTTACGTAAAGGCAACTAAAGCTTGATAGTACAGCAAATACATGCGAAGTGTTAAAGATTGGTTTTATTCTAGAACAGTGTTACGTTCCTGGCGCATTAACCCAGGGGGGATGTAAATATTCCCTTAAATAAGTGAATGAAGCTGGTACTTCCATATGACATTCTCCAAAAGTCTAACTTAAACTTCTATATCAAGAAAACTCTGCGACCTGCGCAGAGGAATATGTTGTATTTTGTTTTACCAGAAAACATCCCCAACAATGGAAGGGAAAAAGGGTGGTGAATAATCACCACAGCACATCGAGACCACACGTGATCCTTTGCAGGGCACGGTAGTCTACAACGACTGGGTGATGATTCAAGAACTCCCGAGAGGCTGCAATAACCTTGGGAGCCCACTCATCGAAAACTGAAGCCTCGTGAAGTGAAAGCTCGCGCAAAGCATTGTCCACATTGGTTCGGGTAATTTCTCGACCGCTGTGGCCACGCTGAGTCCAATAGAGCATCTCAACTATGGCTTCAACTCTAAGAGGGGCTACATAACGACCCACTGCTGGTTCGTATCTAAAGCCCCTTTTCAAGAAGGTCACCTGATCAAGGGGACGGGCCAACGGACCCTCTGAGTCAGAGCCTTTCATCTCGTCCGTATAATTATATCCGAACGAGGACATGGCCTTGGAAATGGTTTCATAATTAAAGAAACTCAAGGCCCAGTCCGAGACTGAGACAATACTATCATCCCCGTATGTAACGAGGTAGACGTGCTTATCAAAGTCCGAAACTCCAGCAACCCCCAAAGGATGCAGCTCAATCCAACAAGCCACGTACAAAATGCGGTTCATGAAGCTGGAGAAAACTGCAGTCAACGGGTGTCCGCTGGGCAAACGTCCAGCACACCACATGTAAATCATGTTGCGCACTATATGGACAGAAT